AGGTTTAGTTTAATAACATAAAATGACTGGGAGAAAAAAAATACCATCAGAAATAAAAAAGGCTAGAGGCACTCTAAGAAAATGCAGAGAGCTAGAGAATCCTATGGAGGTAAAAAAAGTAGATGCTTTGCCTGTAGCTCCTACATGGTTATCTGCAATAGGACAGGAACAGTTTAACATAGTAGTATCTCAGCTCAATGTTTTAGGGATGTTATATGAGGTAGATTTAAAACTCATAGAGGCATACTCTAATGCTATGGCTCTACATATTGAATCTGAGCAACAGTTAAGAGAGGTAGGACGTATACAAATTTACAGAGATGAAGATGGAAATCCTAAACACGCTCAGATCACACCACTACAAACTATAAGCAAACAGGCTCTAGAGTCAGCTTTAAAAATTGCCACTCAATTTGGATTGACTCCCTCAGCTCGTACAAAAATATCAGCACCATCTAAGCTAGAGATTAAGGATAATGAATTTAATTTTTTTAATGATTAAAATATGAATGTATTAAGTTTATTTGATGGGATGTCATGCGGGCAAATAGCTTTAAAAAGAGCTGGTATAAAGTATAATAAATACTATGCTAGTGAAATAAAAAAACATGCTATAGAGTGTACTATGGCTAACTATCCTGATACTATACAAGTAGGAGATGTATGTCAAATTAAAGCTAAAGACTTAGATAAAATAGATTTACTTATAGGAGGCTCTCCATGTCAGGATTTTAGTAGAGCTAATAAAGAGAGGAAGGGAGTAGAAGGAGAAAAAAGTAAATTGTTTTTTGAGTATGTAAGACTTTTAAAAGAGTGTAAACCTAAATACTTTTTATTAGAAAATGTAATAATGAGTGATTATAATTACTGGTTTATTTGTAATGAATTAGACTGTGAGCCTGTAAGGATTTGTGGTAGTTTAGTTAGTGGAGCTCTTAGAGATAGATTATACTGGACTAATATACCTCCATACTCTTATGATATGCTAGGTAGATTATTTAGTTTAATCCCTCAACCTAAAGATAAAAAAATAACTTTACAAAGTATATTAGATAGTGGTTATGTAAAAAAAAGAAAACACTCCTGCCTCAATACTGGCTCAGGTTATCAGAGCCCTAATCAAAAATCTTTAATACATAGAAATAATACTACTGGAATGATAACACTAATTTATGAGGAGGATGGATTAGTAAGGACTGTTAATCAAAATGAATTAGAGAGATTACATAATATACCAGCTGGATATACTAAGATGTTAAATCAAACTAAAGCGGGAGATCTTATTGGGGATGGGTGGACTGTAGATGTGGCGGTACATATATTTAAAGGTATAAAAAATGGCTACTAAAAAAACTAAATATAAATTAGACGAAAAAAAAGCAAATAGAGCTGTAGCTTTTATAGAAGGTTTCTGTACTCATACTAAGGGAGAGCTAGGAGGTAAACCATTTCTACTAGAGAAGTGGCAAAAGGAGGAGATAATAAGACCTCTATTTGGATGGGTAGATAAAAATGGACTTAGAAAATATAGAACGTGCTATATAGAAATCCCTAGAAAAAATGGTAAATCAAATCTATCTGCTGCTATTGCTTTGTATATGTTATTCTCAGATGGAGAGATAGGAGCTGAGGTAGTAAGCTGTGCTGCTTCAAGAGGACAGGCGAATATAGTTTTTTCTATAGCTAAACAAATGTGTATTAATAATAAAGAGCTAAATAAAAGAGCTAAGGTTTTTAGAAACGCAATTACTCTAGAATCAAATGGAAGTTATTACAAGTCTATTTCTGCTGATTCACATACGGCTCATGGTATGAATTTAAGCTGTGCAATCTTTGATGAGCTACACGCACAAAAAGAGAGGGAGCTTTGGGATGTTGTAAACACATCTACAGGAGCTAGGAAACAACCTCTAGTAATTGCTATTACTACAGCAGGTTTTGATAAACAATCTGTATGCTATGAGCTATCTCAATATGCTACAAAAGTAAGAGATGGTATTATAAAAGATCCTACATTTTTACCTATACTATATAGAGCTGAGCCTGAAATTGATGACTGGAAATCTGAGGAGGTATGGAAAAAAGCTAATGCTGGTTATGGTACTATTATAAAAAAAGATTATTTTAAACAGCAATTTAATAAGGCTCTAAATACTCCATCTTTTGTAAACACATTTAAGAGGTTACATTTAAATATATGGACTGGATCTGAGGCTGCATGGCTAACACATGACGAATGGAACGCTTGTAATATAGCTCCTATAGATTTAAAAAGATTAGAGGGGAGGGATTGTTTCGCTGGTTTAGACTTAGCATCTGTTAGAGATATCTCAGCTCTAGTATTAATTTTTCCTGATGATGAGGATAATTTTGAAGTAGTGCCATTTTTATTTGTACCTGAATCTAAGGTAGAGCAAAGGACAGGAGGAGATGGAGTAGACTATAGAACTTGGGGACAGCAGGGACATATAATAGTAACAGAAGGAAATGTACAGGATTATAATTTTATCCATGCTAAATATGTAGAGTTAGCAGATAAATTTAATATAGTTAGTTGTGCTTTTGATAGGTGGAACTCCAGCCAGTTAGTAATTAACTTAATGGATGAGGGAGCAAAAATGAATCCTATAGGTATGGGATTTGTTTCTCAATCAGCACCNACAAAATATCTAGAGGCTCTAGTATTAGATAAAAAAATAAATCATGGAGGACATCCTGTACTATCTTGGATGATGAGTAATGTTACTATACAGGAAGATCCAGCCTCTAATATAAAGATTAACAAAGGAAAATCTAAGGACAAAATAGATGGAATAGCTGCTCTTATAATGGCTCTAGCTGAATATATGAACACTTTGGAGGATGGAGGAGAATCAATTTATGAAGATAGAGGGTTGTTATTTCTATAAAAATTACCTATAAAATACCTAATAAGTAAAAAATTTAAAAAAACTTTCAAAAAATTTAACAGAGGTAGAAGTAAAATAATCAATCTTTTTTTACTTTTAAGCTAGGTTATAAGTAAAAATGTAGTATATTTGTTATAACAAACAAACGGAAACAATAATTTAAAAATTAAAATCATGAATCAAGTAACAAAAATCGCAAACTTTTACCAAGTAACAACAATCAACGGAGATGTAATTAGTAAAAGATATAGAACAGAAAACGGAGCTGTTAAGCAATTAAATAAAATTAATAATATGGAGGGGTGTTAATCTCCTCCTTATTTAAATAAAATTATGAAAGTATATATAGTACATTATGAAAGTCTAGAAGATGGATATAACATACAGGGGTTTGCAAATTTAAAAAATGCTAATACTTTAGTAAGCAAATTAAAAAGACAGGGTAGGAAAAAAGAATTAGGATTAATCAAAGATCCTAAAATAATTCATAAAGAAATACCTATNACAAAAAACGGAATACTAACTGCAATTAATTATATATGAAAATAGAAATAAATCCTGAGTTTTTAGCTCATAAGTTAGCTATGNANAAAGTAGAAAAAAAATATAACGATCAAAATATAGATCCTTACAATCATACNNNNGATGAGTATGTAGGCTGTACATTTATAGATCCAGCTCAGGATGATTTTGATAAACATAAAAACATTTATTTAAAATTAATCTTAGACGAGAAAATATGAAACACTATACAATTAAAAAACTTATACTAGGGTACACGTTGAAAAGATCTCTAAATAGTATAACATTAGTAGGAGTTCCTTATGATGCCAGTAAGCAGGAGGTAATGGTAACTCATAAAGGTATGAGAATGTTATTAACTAGACAGACTCCATTATTACATAAGGAGATGTTTAAGGATAAATTTAGAGCTAATAGACATTATGTATTATACTACTATGAATGGATGCCTAATTCGTTTCAAAAAACATTGTTTTAGTATAGTAATATCTTTTTTATATTTAGTATATTTGTAGACTATATTGTATATAAATGGGATTATTTGATTTTTTTAAAACAGAAAAAAGAAGTTCAAACTTTTTGACATCTGCTAGTCTATATGGTAGCAGGAGTGGTGTTAGGGTGTCGGAGAAATCATCTTTAGGACTTACGGCTGTATGGTCAGCTGTCAGGTTACTTAGTGAAACGATAGCCTCATTACCTATCAATATATACAAAATGGATAATCAAGGATCTAAATTTATTGATTTTCCTAATCCCTTAAATAAGCTAATCTCTATTTCTCCTTCCCCTAACTATACTAAATATAATTTTATAGAAACAATGATGAGTCATCTCCTGCTTTGGGGTAATGCTTATGCTTGTATAAAAAGAAATGGAGGAGCTAGGCCTTATGAACTAGAGATATTAAATCCTGAAAATGTAGAGCCTTTTAAATCTGAGGATGATGGATTAGTATATTATAACTCAAAAAAATATGGCATCTTAGCCGATAAGGAGATGATACATATAGTAGGTTTTAGTTATGATGGTATAAAGGGCAAATCTCCTATTAGAGTTGCTGCTGAGGCTCTAGGAATAGCTACAGCATCTCAGGAATTTGGAGCTAATTTTTTTGGTAGAGGTGCTAACCTCTCAGGAGTTTTAGAGCATCCATCTAGACTATCAGATGATGCTGCTAATAGATTAAGAAGTTCATGGAATGATAGATTCTCTGGAATTAAAAATTCACATCAAACAGCTATACTAGAGGAGGGAGTAAAATTTAAACCTATAGGAATGCCTTTAGCAGATGCTCAATTTATAGAGACTAGAAGATTTTCAGTAGAGGAAATAGCTAGGATTTTTAGAGTGCCTAATCATTTAATTAACGATCTTACAAAAGCTACGTATTCTAATATAGAACAGCAAAGTTTAGANTTTACTAAATATAGTTTAACTCCATACCTAGCAAACTGGGAGCAGGAGTTAAATAGAAAATTATTATCAGATAGAGAATTATCTACTCATTTCTTTAAGTTTCAAACTACTGAGCTACTTAGAGGAGATGCTGATTCTAGAGCTGACTACTATAGAAAACTATTTGAAATAGGAGCTATATCTCCTAATGAAATTAGAACTATGGAGAACTTAAATAAAATATCAGAGGGAGACGAGTATTTCGTACCTCTTAACTTAGGCCAACTAGGCTCAACAAATACAACAGAAAATGAAACAGAATAAACCAAAAAATATAGAGGTTAGAAATTTTGAAGCCTCAGAGTTAAGAATAGAGAACGCTGAATCTAGAGAGGTAGTAGGTTATGGTAGTGTATTTAATTCACTATCTGAAAATCTCGGAGGATTTAGAGAGAGAATAGATGAGAGAGCCTTTGATGATGTTTTAGAAAATGATGT